AGCGCCCGCAGGTCACGTTCGGCGACCCGCACCGCAAGGGACTCGAAGCGAATGCCCGGGTAATCGACCGTCGCGCTGACCACCTGACCGAGGTCCTGAACGAGCGCGGTGTCGGTCACGCTGACCGAACCAGTCTGATCGGTGCGGGCGTCGGAAAACTTCGCCGTGACGCTGTTGACGAGATCAGCGGCCTCACGACGGCCGAGCTCACCCCAGTCAACGACATTGGTCTCGTCGAAGACCGGCAGCGTCTCGGGATCATAATCAGCGCGGATCAGGCGCACCTCCCAGCGACCCGAGCGGCGATCAACATAGAGATAGGCGTCGATATGTTTCAGCACGTCGGCGATGAAGTCCTCGATGGTCGACTCCCGCTGCCAGAGCAGCGACAACCCGAAGCCTTCGGAGAACAGCGCGTCTGCAGCGGTGGCAAAACTGGGGCCGATGTCAGCAAAGGTATGCCCGAGGCCCCAGTCTCCGTTGGTCAGACTTTCCCGGATGATATGGGCCGGGTTCATGTCAGGGCCTTGTCCGAAGGCTGCCCGCAGTGAGGCCACCAGTGCATCAGGATCGCCGGGCGGCACGACCGGGACGCCGTCGACGGGCGTGTTGTCGATCTGGGCGGTGGCGCTGGTGTCCGACAGCGCGATGTTGAAGGCGAAGAGATCAACCTCCGAGATGCCGGAGAGCGTTGCGATAGCGGTCTGCAAGGTTGACGCCGGGCTCGGCTCACCGTCTGTGACGAAGATCAGGATGCGGCGTTTGCCGCCCGAGCCGTTGAAAAACGTCCCTGCCTGGCTGACTGCGACGCCGAAATCCGTGCCACCGCTCACCGAGCTTGAAAGCGCGTCGACCCACTCCTTGAGCTCGCCGTAGGCCGTGGCATCAGCATCGCGCCGCAGGATCGTGCCGGACACGGTGGAGTTCCAAGTGACGATTTGGACGTCGTTGGGCTCCAGGGCGTTTTCGCCTATTTCTTCCACCAGCCGCGAGACGGCAGCAATCTGCGCCGCCATGCGCGATCCTGACATCGAGCCCGAGGCGTCCATGGCGATATAGATTGCGGCATCCCCGATCCTGACTTCAGGTACGATCTGCGCCTTCTCGGGATACCATTGCGGATTGCCATCCTCCGCCTGTAGAATCCGGGTCAAGCGGACCGACCATGGCTTGAGATAGGGGTTGAGGCCGAGGAACACCTGCCGCAGCACAAGAGAACAGATCCCGCGATAGCCCGGCACATCTGCACCGGCATTGGCGGCGAGATAGTCATTCTGCGCCTGGCTCGGCGCGCCCATCAGAACATCGATGTCGCCGACGATGCCGCCTTCGCGCTTCTCGCCGCCGAAGAGATCGGGCTTGTTGATCCGAATGCGCCCGCCTGCTGCACCGCCGTTGAGGCTGGGCACGCTGGCCGCATCCGACACCGCCACCGATTGGGCTGTGAAGGCAGTGGCGGCGGGCTCGACGAGCCAGGTAGTGATGCCAGTGGCCGCATCATAGCTAACGGCCTGAACCGTCACGGTGCGGGTTCCGTTATCCGTCAGAAGCTGCAGGTCATAGCTCTGGCCGAGCCGGATGCCGCTGAGCGTACCCGGGAACCGGACCTCGGCCACGCTGTCGCCTTCCGCCGCCGCAGTGGCGGACATGCCGGTGACAGTGCCGTAACTCGCCAGCGCGCCGACACCGGTTCCTTGTGACGTGCTCTGGCCTGTTCCTATCGACCAGGCTGTGCGGTCATCAACACGGATCTCGCGGATCGCATCCACAGGCCCGTGACAGAGCGCCAGATGCGCCCCGAGCGAATAGCGATATCCAACGGTTTGCGACTTTGAACGACCGCCCATTCTAAGTCTCGCTCGCGGTGCGCGCGGCGCGTTTCTCTGCCTCTGCGATCACTCGGATTGCCAGAGCGTCGCCAGTCGAGGCCAACACCTCGGCCGACAGCCCGTCTGCAAGGAATGCCTGCCAGTCGAGACCATGGCGGCGGAACCACGGCCGCGCGCCCTGAAAGCAAAGCCGTGAGGCGCGCAGGTCCTGCACGGTGACAATCAGGTCTTCGCTCATTTCTTACCGCCTTTCTTGCGGATAGGATCGACCTTGAGATCCCCGGCCCAGACGACGTTCGGGCCGCGCAGCAACATGGTGCCGAAGACCACAGGGATCGGACGGCCTTCTTCGGCCGTCGGAAGGTCGAAATCATCAAGCCCGGCCGCTTTCGGGGCTTCGACCTTCGGCTTGGGCGACAGCGCATAGGAGATCGCCGTCAGCACGAGGCTGGCGACGATCTGGACGACGAAGTTCCAGACCATGATGGGTTCTCAACTGAAGTTCAGACGATGCTGGTGCCGCCGAACGGATTGCGGCCGGGAATGTCGGGAAAGCCGCCGAAGTTCAGCAAATTGCCGAACTTGGCCTTGCAGGTGTCGCGCCGCAAATCACAGCCAGGCGCGATCTCGACAAGCGCCGGGCCTTCAGGATCATCGATAGCAGCCTCCAGATCGGGCATGCGGCCGGAAAGCGTCAGTGCATCTCCCACATGCCCAGCGATGAACCCCAGAAGGCCCGCGTGGCGCAGCACACCGCCCCGGAACCAGCCGTTTGGCAGCGACGCGACCTCGGGGACGGTGATCGTGAGGCCCTGATGCGCGCTGGCTGTGCCGCCCACGAAAAAGGTCTCGATGTCGAGGCGGCAGCCCCCCGAATACAGCGCATGACGACAGAGGCGCTGGTATTTGGCGCGGACGCCCTCGCGGCGCATGGATGTGAACAGGGATTCACAGCGCAGGGTGATCCGTCGGCCTTCCACCCGAGCCGAGACAACGCGGCCCTTCCAATGCGCAACCACCTCCGTTGGCACCTGCTCGTGACCCCGGAAGATGGTGAGCGTCGTGACCGCCCGACCGCGGGGCCCGAGATAGCGACGGGCGAAGGGATCGGAGAGCGGAAAGGAGACGCTGAGATCGACCCGCCTTGGGTCGCTGCTCTGGACGACGGACCCATGGCTGACCGCTGAAGGGTCCCAGATCAGATCCTCAGTCTCATCGGCGATGGCCCCTGCGGGCGAGGCCCAGGCGCTTGCGCGGCTGGTCAATCGCCAGACCTGATCGCCTTCCGCGAAGAGATACAGGAAATACGGCTGCCCTTCGGCGGTCGAGGTCTCGGCAAGATCATAGGTCATCCAGGTATCTCGATCAGGCTAGCCGCGAACTCGGAGCGATTGCCGAAATGCTCCAGTTCGATCCGGTCGGTATCGAGCCGCACCCTGGTGAGCAGATGAATGGGTGTTGTTATTGGAATGGTCTTCCCCGGTGGCGCGATGGTCAGCCGAATACCGAGCGCGTCATAGACGGCGTTGGTGATCTCGCGGAACACTGGGCCGGAAGCGATATCGAACATCACATGCCGTCCGATCCAGACGCCGGGGTCGGCGGTGGCCGCGACGATCACGGAGGTGGCCGAGGACGTGACCTCCGCCTGCAGGACCAGTTCCCGCCCCCAGGTCGGAAGCCAGAAGGCACGTTGGCGGCCGCGCAACCCATGCAGCCAGCGGCGACGCGTCCAGCGGGCCGCACCCCGATCGACCAGTGCGATCGTCGATCGCCGCTGGACATGGGTCAGAACGGGTTCGATCACGATGGGACCGAAGCCGTTATCGATGTATTCCACGGATTGCGCGATGCTCTCGGCCAGCGGCTGGCGCAGCACGGCCGGATCGGTCAGCACGTCCAGACCAAGATGGGCCGGGTAGCTGCTCGCCGACATATCCGTCGCATCCTGCAGCGTGAAGGTCGCCGTGACCGTTCCCAGCCCCTGGCGGCGCCGGTCGATCTCGAGGGGCCGCGTCAGGAACCCGATGCCCACCGGGGCCACAATCGGATGTACAAGGCCCACGCCCGCAGGCGCGGCCAGCTCCAGCCAGTCCGGCAGGACAGCGCTGACCGCGACGAGATATGCCTCCCCTCCGTCGGCCGCGATGACGGCCCGCCCCGGTGCTTCAAACATTCCCTCGCTGGTGTCGACGAACACAGTCAGGTCGGCGGCGTCGATCGGTGCCGTCGCCGGGCGCGCCAGATGCCAGAGCGGCACCGTCCATGTATCGACCAATCCGGCCCGGACAAGCTCGGCAGCACGTGCGATGCCTTCTGCATCGAGCAAATGCGAGACCGTCAGGATTGAGCGCGGCACCGTCCGCAGCGCAATCCGCTGTTCGGCTGCCTCGGTGATCAGCGTGTCGGTGTTCCATTCGAGCACTTCGGTCACGGGCTGGCGTACCGGGAAAAGCCAGAGATCAGGCATCGAGACCTCCCCGGTTGCGCCGGATCAC